TTTCCTTTTAATTAATAAGTTTGATTTCAGTTGTTCGATTAACTCGGCTGAATATATAAATGTTCGGCCATAAAAATATGGTTAGCGATCTTAGAAATCTATTTCATAAAATAAAAAATTTGTGAAGAACAACAATTAAGCAACAGGTACTTTTACCGATCCTCCATATGCTCTTTCAAATGCTTTTTCTACTTTATTTCTGTACGCTTGATCTGTTAAATATCGTGGATCAGCAATCATAGAATTAAGTTCATCACCTGATGGTTGTCCTTCTACATCAACAGATTGTGTTGGAATAGTTTGTTCACCGTAGTATCGTCTAATTTTATTTAAAACTTTTATACCATCAGCAGTTCCCATCATAATTTGAAACTCTTTCATATCATCAGCACCTAACACACCTTTACGAACCAATCCTTTAGCAAAGTCTTTCATGCCATTTACTAATTGATCACCATTAGGTCCTAATTTTTTTAACTCTTGTTCTCTTGCAAATTTTACATCTTCTGTATTACTTTCAGTTATTGTTAATACACTTTCAGCTAATTCATTAAAAGCATTCTGGGTAATACCGTGTTTTAAAGACCAATCATGGAATGTTTTAACAGTAGGATCATCCATACCAACATTTTTTTCTGAAAAAATTTCTGTATTATATTCTTTAGGTGCTTTATGTTTTCCTTGTTTAAATTGTGTTTCTAATTCCGTATAAGACTTAGCTAACTTTTCTAATTCAGGACCATCATCCCCCCAAAATTTTTCAGGAATATAATCTGGTCTTTCATACTCTACATCTTCTGGATCTTTTCCATCTTCAGCAATTGTTGCTGGTTCATTTGATTTATCAATATGTGATAATTCTTCTTCAGGTTTAGTAGTATTTTCAGTTGTAACTTCTTTGTCTAATCCATCTAACAAACCTGTTTCTTGTGTTTTTTCTTCTTGTTGCTCTTGTACTGCTTCTTCAGCCATTTTTAACCCTTTCCATTCTTGATTGTATTTCTCTTACTATTGAATTTTGACCTTCTCTTGCATATCCATAAGAAGGTTCCGCACCAGGTATCCATGCTGGTTGATCAATAGTTTTGCTCTGTAAATGCTTGAGTAATTTTTTACCATCATCTGTAGTAAAAACTCGTAAATATAAACGATCTAATTCGTTTTGGTCTTGGTGTTGATTTTTTGTTAGCTTAATAGCATTAGCATTAACACCTTGCCACCCTGGATCATTTATTGATTGTATGTGTTCTGATTGCTGTTTCTTCTTCAAGCACCCACCTCATTAGCGACAGCTGATGCTGGTTCCTCTAAAGGAGGGGAACCTGGAGGAACGCCTTGTTGTCCGCCTTGCATTGCCATAGCTTGGGCTTGGGCCATTTGCATTGCTTGTTGTTGTATCATTTCTCTTTCTTCGTTTGTTGTACGAAGAGTAGAGTTAATGCCTAATTTGTCTGCAATAAAATCAGCAATAGCATCTGGCTTTATAGTTGATAAACCACCAGGTCCTAATGCTTGACACATTTGGAATAGTTGCATTGCTTCATTAACTTCTTCCATGTTTTGTGCTTTAGCTAATGGTGATACAGGAATAACTTTAACTTCCAATCCATTAACCTTTAAAGGCATTTCAATTAAACCTTTTTCATCCATAATCATTAAAGTTCTTTTAATAATTGGAACCATTGTTTCTGTAATTAATCTACCAAATGATGCACCAAGATTTTGTGCTAGTTCTTTCATTCTTTCTACAACTTCGGTAGCTGATCTTGCACTCATGTTGTCGGGAGGAAGGCTTTCATCCATGAGCATTTTTTTAATACTAATAACTAAATCATTAATAACTAATTGTGTTACATTAAAATCACCAGCACGGGGAAGAGGGGCTAATGAAGCACCTTGTGGTCCACCGTTTCTTGCAACAGGTATAACTGCTCCTGGTACTATTTTAATTGTTTGTGGATTTAATACACCATCATCACTTGCTGTATAAACACCAGAGATGGCAATTGAAGCATTTTTTAATAATAATTCTTTTGTTTTATTTAATGTTTTAATATCTGGTAATGCAGAAACTAAAGGACCTCTACCGTAAACTTCACCAGCAACTTTTGTAAATCGGCTAACAATCCAAGGTGAATTATTCATTTCTCTGTACACTAATTCTGATTGTGATTTTTCATGGATAACATGATAACAATAGTAACCCATTTGTGTATCGTAAATAGTAGCTTCTAATAATTCTATTTCTTCCCCAGGTTTGTTTTTCATTAATTCTAAAACAGCTTCAGGTATACTTGCATCAGGCCATTGACGAAGAATAGCTTCGCCACGGACTTTCATTCTACGATAAACATTATCAATAGAACCGTGTGGACCTTCTTCTAAAGCAACTAGATACTGGGGAACGGGAGTAAAAACAATAGGATTAACATCATCACCTGGTTGTACTAACATAACAGCAGTACCAACAGCTAAGTCTAAAATAAATTCACCCATTGCTAAATCAAAGTTTGATTGTCGTAAAACAGAAAATAATTTTTCTAAATACATATCCAAAGCCATTTGGACTTCTTGTTTATTCTCTGGAGGAATATCGTTACCAGGTTCTAAACGACACCATTTTTTATAGGGAGGAAATAAACCAGATTGTATTTTATTTGCAAAGCGTTGTGTTGAATCAATAGCTGTACTATCAAAAACAACATTCATTTTATTTTGACCAGGTACACCACCTTCGTAATACCCGTCATATAAATTTCGTTGAGGTAAAGCATAACGATAGCAATCCTCATAAATAGAACGCCAGTTATCTTTACGGGTTAAGGCTTTTTTATGCCTATCAATAATTTCTTTTGGATTTAAAGGCATTGATTAAAAATAGCCAATAATAACAACAACAGCTATTACAACAGCAGAAATAACAATAATCTTTCCTCGTTTATTTAATTCCATATACCAGTCTTTAATATTTTTTAGCTTTTCCATATTTCCTTTTCATATCTCCTTTGGGTGTGTTTTTAATTTTACCGCCAGTAGAGGAAGCATACGCTTTCGCACCAGCAATTCCTTTTTTTGAATAACTAAAATGTTTTACTTTTCCATCTTTACTCACCACCTTTGGCATCTTCGTTTTCCTTTATCTTTTCAGCAATCTTTTCTTGATTAGAAGGCTCATCCTTAAATCGTGGATTGCGAATATAAATTTTTTCTTCAGGCAAGTCTATCTCCTGTATCACCTAATAATTTTTTACGCTTATTTCTTACAGAAGCTAATTCCGTCATTTGATCTGTAGTATCTAATTGTTTCTTTCTTGTTGAACGAATAAGTTTTGATTTTGATACAATTGTTTTTTCTGGTGTTGTTTTTTTAACACTTACAACTTTCTTTTGAACTTCGGCTCTTCGTTGTGGTGCTGAAGAAGTAGGTTTAACTGTTTCAACAACAGGTTTTACAACTTTTTTTACTGCTTTTGTAACTGTCTTAACTACTGGTGAACCGCCCATTATACCTTCCTTATTGTTTCATATGGATCACGAACTGAAACGGTATCAGTTAATGTTGGACCAGCACCAATATAACTACCTTCTGGATTAAGTAACATTCTTCTATTTCTACGAAGTGTTCTAGTACGAGAAGCAACTTTTTTTAATTCTGTTTTTCTTTTTGCATCAGCCATCGCATCTCTTTCTTCTTGAGCATCAGTAACAGCTTTAGGCATTTCTGGTGCTGTTGGCATTTTCATTAAACTTCCCATCAATAAATTCTCGCATACATTTCCCAGTCTGATTGATCATTACCAAACTTTCGCAATACGCCTTCGCTGGTAAAATACATTGCTTTAATCCATTTGTGAGCCACAACATTTGACGAACAAACGGTGCATTGCAAACGGTGTAATTGTAATTGACTAGCAACTAAATCAAAAAATTTTAATGAACCTTTATGAAAACGAAATTTATGTTTAGGTAAAGATATATCAGGTATCATCCAAAATTCTACAACACCATTCCAATAAGGAATAATTCCCCAACAATTTAATGGCTGTTCTTTATCAAAAAAAGTATAAGCAGTTCCTACATCATTAGCCTGATCAATATACGAAAAGTAATCTTCGTGATTATTCATTATACTTAAATCAATTTCTTTTAAATCCATTAACTTTAAATGATCTGCTTTAAATGGTTCTATTCGTAAATCATGTCCATCTAAACCAAACAAGGTATTCATGTCATCGTAGTTATGAATATCAAGCATATAATAATCTTAGTTGTTTTGGGTTGTTAAAAATTTTATTTACTTTTTTATCTACAATATCAGTAAATTCTAAATCACAAAAATTACCACAATCTGGCAATATAATTTTTTGTTTTCTTCCAGCATTAGAATCTAACTCATCAAGAAAAGTACCGTTAATACATGATCTTCCAATTTCTCTTTCTAATAAAGCCATTTTATTAAAAGTATCTGGAAAATCTATTCTAATTTTATTCCAATAACCTTTTCCTCCCTTAACACATCCAATACAATTGTTATTATGATAAGATAAATTATACATAAATGGTCTTTTAATATTTTGTTTTTCTAAAAAATATAAACTTTCTTCTTTTGTCATTTTGTTTTCTATAAGAGGAAACAAAGGTTTTGTATGAGGATTTTGTTCTTGAAATCTTATTGCTCTATTAATTTCTTTTTTATTATACTCAAAACCAAAAACTTGATGTTTAAAATCTATTTTTTTTTCTATTTTTTGTCTAACTTGTTTTTTTAAAACAAAAGAACATTTTGCACCAGCTGGTCCATTAACATATCTTGCTTTTTTTATAACATCAAATTGATTACCATATTTTTCAGAACCCCATATTTCAATTTCTTTATCATACCATTTTTCACATTCTTCTTTAAATCTGTCATTATCTTTATGTGCTGTATTAATATAAAAATACATAATTCTTATATTGTCTTTACCAAATTCATCTATTGCTAATTTTGTAGCAACAGCACTTGTAACTCCAGCAGACCACCAAGAAATAATTTTACTCATTAGGCAAATACATCAAAGTCTGAGTTAGCTGTAGCCATTCCTTGCAACATACTTTTATTTCGTGTTAAGGCTCTGTGTTCACCACCACCAAGTAAGCAATACATAAAAGCATCGCCAATATGAGAATGTTCATTTTTATTAGGTGTATCCTTGTATCGTTCTTCTCCTGATATTTGCACACGCTTAAAATGATAGCCACCACTTAATGCTTTTCGTAATCGTAAACATTTTTTATTAACCAGTATACCTGGCTTTCCTAATATCATTCTACCCATTGGGGATGCACCAGCTTCTCGTCTAATTTTAAAATCATTAGATACAGTAGGTCTAGCGTTGTATCCCAAAGTTTTTAAATGATCAAAAGCTGTTGTTTCATATATCGCATCTCTCTGCATACCAGCGGGATCACCCCATATTAAAATTTCATTCTTTGGAAAGTGTATGTTTAATTCTGTTTGTAAAATATGACCAAATCGTTCTAATCCCATATCAAAAGTAACAATCTCATGTAGTATCCGCCATTGGCCTTGTAATGTTTTCTGAGCAAAAACGGAAGCTGGGGTTAAACCAAAGTCAATACCAACATGAACAGGCAAAGAAGGATCTGTTTCTAAATCAGCGGACATTAAATGATCATCGTATTCAGGTATAACAGGCTTTCCTTCCTGGACATAAGTGTACTTACCTTCAGCGTAACATTGTATCCAATCTAAATTTTTTCCTAACAACAATTGTTCATAGTATCCATCGGGTAAATTTTTTGTATTTTCCGCTTTGTTATTTTCTTTCCACCATTTTCCAGCAGAAAAAACATATCCATTAGCTTCAGGGTTCTCTGGTAGTTCATCACTAGATACTTGTTTAACTGCTGGTGATTGTTTGTAAAACTTCCAGGCAAACTTACCTGTCATCTTTTCTTTCTCGGCTAATCTAAACCACCAATGATCATCATCCATCGGGTTCGTATCCATCCAGACACCACGCCATGTCGGACCACCATCACCTTTGGTTGGGTATCTTCCTACCCTATGTGTTAATCCATCTATAACTGCTTTTGGTAATTCCCTAGCTTCATTTACCCACGCCCCCGTTAATTCCATAGATAATAATTTTCGTACATCTTTAGGCTGGTCCAAAGCTAAGAATATAACTTCACAATCAATTCCGTGGGCTTTATCTCTACTTGGTAGTTTAATATGGTGTGTAATAGGCGGTGACCATCTCATATTGCCCCAGGTATGTTCAGGAAATAATTCTAGCCATGTCTTAATCGTAGTAGTTCGTAGTTCTGGGTAAGAGTTTCTAACAATAACAAACCTAGAGTATCTTATTCCATCTTTGGGACTAGGCTTTTGCCTAACAGCTTTCAGCATAATCTCTGAAGCACAGGCATACGACTTACCTGATCCTACAGGCCCCATAATTCCTCTAACAAAACTTTTATCTTGCAGAAACTTCCAGACAATAGGGGAGGTGGAATAGTCTAGTTTTAAATTGGTAATAGCATCACTCATGCTTTTTTCATCCAATTAATTCTAGGACCAAAGTATATAGCCTTGTATTTTCTACCCAGCCAATCATGATCCCAGTACCATTGCCAAATATGCTTTGCCTGTTTGTATTTCTTTTTTATTTTCTTAATCTTCTTCGACATCAATAACCTCTGGACCATGCATTGTAATCCCTACAACACTAGGTGTATTCACATTGTTCTCTGATTCTAATAATCCTTGAGCCTTCGCTAGTAGTCTTAAAATGGCTACCTTGTCATGCATCTCTACTTCCAAGCTGTCACCATTCTTTCCTGGAATAACTTTAATTCTTTTAATAGCTTTAATAGCAAACTCATCTATCTCTTTTGAATCCTTTACCTTCACATTGCCCTTGTTATCCCATTCCATAATGTGGCCAATGTTGGCACGGGCAATATCAACTATCTCTTGAGCCACCGCATCCTTGCTGTGATCCAAGACTTCTGATTTATTAATCCTCCTCTCAACAACTCGGACACCGCCAAATCTATTAAGGGGAGGTTTTGTGATAACTTTCTTTTTAGCCATTAAGACTTAGCAGTTCGTTTAGATTGTCTAAGGGCTTTATCGGATACTGTACCTTTGCCAGACTTACTTCGGCCTTCTGCCTTGGCTTTGTTCATGTTGTAATACAAACCTTTTTTAACCGTTCTACCGTCTTTGGTTTTATGATAACCTTTTTTCATTGCATCCTCCTATAATGGTATATCTTCTTCTAAATCACCTTTAGGCTTGTACTGGTCCTTAATGGTAATCTGCATCATCTTTGTATTCCCATCTTTGGAGGTCTGTTCCCAGATAGAAACATCATAAGTTCCTGGTGGTATTGCTTCTTTAATTTCGCACTTTCCGTTCTTCCATAATGGGCCATTCCCATCATTCTTGAAGGTATTTAAGTAAATTGGTTTTTCCATGAATTTCCTTTCAAAAAAAAATTTCCCAAAAACTGGAAAACAGTTTTGTGGTTCACCCCCTATATCGCAGTAGGGGGTAGGGGGGATAAGGCTCGTTTTTTCCAGCCCCCCCTATTGCATACAAACCATATATGTTGGTATGCAGTTTGTAAATATCAATCATGGCCTGGTACTCCGTGCCACCGCTTTTACAAATTTCTCAAGATCATCATCACTATTATTCTTAGGTTTATTCCTCATCATCCTATCAAAATACTTAATACTCCTGGGCATTTCCTGTCTTGGAAAGAACCTATCTTTGTACCATTGCAATAACCTATACAGCTTCCTAACTATCTGTTCGTAATCCATACCACTTTCTAACCAAGAGGTAGCTACCTTGATGTGATTGTCATTGAAATTAAAATGTTGGCCAGAAAGTTCCTCGGTCTTTCTTTGCCATTGGATTAGTATCTCTTTACCCTTAATATATATATCATTGTTAATTGAGGTGTTATGTATTCCTTCTGAGTGCATACTAGGTATTCCTTCTGAGGGAATACTTGCCTTACCATTACCCTTTGATTTATTCCTTGAGGGAATACTTCGCTTAGTCTTATCCACAGGCTTATCTGTCATCTTTGGTCCTTTCGTAAACTCTAATGGTTCTTCATCGGATCTCTCGCTTGCGGTAGCAATGGCCTTCGCATCCTCTTCACTAATTGCATTATCAAACACCATAAAGTATTTATTTCCTCTCAATCCAGGATGCTTCTTGGCGTACTTCAGATACCCAAACTCCATCAGCTTCTTAATGTGTTTACTCACCGATGGTTGTCCAATGCCCATGATCTTACCAATGGTAATCTGATTGGGCCAACAGACACCTTGACGATTGGTATAATTGCCTAACATCGCTAAGACACGGAATGTTTGCGGGTATCTTTTAAAGCGTTGATCTACGACAGCAGACTGTGCTAGTACACAAAAATAACCTGGTGTTTTTCCCTTTCCGTAGTCTTTCTTTTCATTTGACATCAAACATCTTTTCAATCGTTGCCAGATCACCTGGTTGGTGATTGTTGAGATAATGCATAACGCTTGTATGATCTTTATTAATACTTCTAGCTATCATCGTAAGTGTAACCTTACCTGAGCAATGCTTCATAGCTAAATGAGCAAAGTCTATTCGTGCCAACACAAATGGTCTGGCTCTACATGGACCTTCCAATTGCTCTATTGTTAAACCATGAAAGACACTTACAGCCCTTTTTAACTGTGTAAGTTTAGGTACATACTGATTAGGACCAGCAGAACCAACTAGAGTATTCTTTAAACTACGAATAAATAGTATTTCATCGGATGTAAGACTAGGAACATAACTCACTTCTCACCGTACCTGTCAGTCATTAACCGCATTAATCTCTCTAAAAACCAATGAGCCTTACCTACTGCAACGGAACCTGGTTCACCGTCTTTAACACCCATTCTTGATAGATATTTCATGGCTGATCCCTTGAGATAGCCTACAGCTTCTGGATATGTCATCTGTGATAGTATGGCTTCAATTGTTTCAATTCTCTGGCCATTTCCTTGTCTTTTGTAGTGATCTGGGTTGATTTGATCAGTCATATTACCTCTTTGTTAATATATTTTGTAAAATGTGAATAATACTACTTGCAAATACTGTTTTGATGTTTATATGTATAGTAGAACATTATGCAAAAACAAATAGAACAAGGAGTAAGAATGATTACATTTACTGATAAAGAAAAACAATTAGCACAGTATTTCATTGATGTAACTGATGGTAGTAATTCGGTTATATTTGAAAATCCTAAACATTTAGGTTGGGATGTTGAAACTGCTAAAGGTGTTTTTGGATCTTTAGTTAAAAAAGAAATTATTTTTCCAGATGATGCAATGGAAATGGATGATTATGTAGTTCATTATTGGATGGTTGATGTTGAAACTGATGATGAAGGAAGATTAATAAATACTGTTGATGAATTATTAGAAGAAAAAAATAAGGTGGCTCAATAATGAGCCATCTAACTAGGGAGGTTTAAATGAGCCAATCGTTTATACAAAACAATACATTTGGTAAGCCACACTACGGAAGTTTTGTTGCTTACTACCGTGTATCAACTCAACGACAAGGTGATACTGGTTATGGTTTAGATGCTCAAAAAAGAAAAGTACAAGAGCATTTAGATGGTGGTAAATGGCAATTAATAAAAGAGTTTACTGAAATAGAAAGTGGTCGTAACAATAGAAGAGTTCAATTTAAAGAAGCATTAAAACTATGTAAGAAAACAGGTGCTAAACTTGTTGTTGCAAAGTTAGATCGTTTGTCCAGGAATTTATTATTCCTTGCTACATTAATGGAATCTGGCGTTGAATTTGAATGTTGTGATATGCCTGATGCTAATAAATTAACTCTTCATGTCTTAGGTGCTGTTGCTGAAAATGAAAGT